CGCCAGGGTTCGTCGGGGTAACATCGACGAAAAGACCATTCTGGGTTTGAGGGGGACCCGCATCGGAGGCGTAGTCAAACAACTGCGAGGGCGAGGCACCCACCGCGGGGTCGCCGTCAGTGGCGTCCTCGGGGTATTTGACCTCCACCTCCAGCTCGTACACGCGCCGCTTCCCCGCATCGGTGTGGTTCACGCCGACGATCTGAACGTAGCAGTTGACCGCGAAGAATGTAGCAGCGCCACCCGCGTCGTTCTGGTCAATCTTGAACCTGAACTCAAGGGGGGTCGCGTCGCGTCGCAGTGCATACGGGTCGAATGCGCTGGTGTCGTTAAGCTGCCCCTCCTCGATGATGATGGTCCCCGTGACAGGGCCAGCGCCCGCCAGGCGGTTCCGTTGAGCGCCGAGGCCCCTCTGTTCCTCGGGCTCCATGTTGCCATTGAATGACGCACTGACGATCTGGAAGTTCCCACTCGGAAAACCTGGGTCGCCTCCACCATACACGTCGTCATTCGTGAGGTTCACCAGCTCCACCGTGGACACGCCGCGGTTCGCCACGAAGGGCTTGTCAGTGTAGTACGTGACCGCCTTCGTCTCCGACAGGAAGCCCTGATATGTCTCGCTCTCGGTGGCCGCCACGGTTGCGAGGCCGCTGGTCAGGTTCAGTTTGACCCGCTCGCCATCAATGATGGACAGCTCCCATCCTGCGCGCGCCCCGCGGGCCTGGAGTCTGTTGGCGTCAGCCCCATCGGCGGTGTACTCGTAGGCCTCAAACGAGATGGACTCATGAGCCGTGGACTGGAGGATGTAGAGGGCCACATCCTCCGTGGCCGTACTGAAGAGGTCACGGGCGAAGCCACACGAGCGAAGCCACACATCGGGGTGAGGCGGCGTCAGGGCACTCGCGGCGAATCCATCGGGAAGCGCCATCTCCGTAGACCCGCTCCAGGTGATGCGCGTGGGACCTTCCACCGACCGCACCCCATGACGCTCGGGAGCGAGGGGGAGGCGCTGGATGTTGTCGCTGGCATACTGCCATTCAATCTCCTCGAAGAAGACAGCGTCAGCGCTGGACAGGGACTCCTTCGTCCCGCTTGTGGTTTCGACCTTGGCGAGGACCTTGCCGATGGCCGGGATGATGAGCTTACTTTCACTCATTAGAGACCCCTTGCGTCCAGGACGCGCATTGTGATGGTGAATCGAGAATTGTATGCATACCGCGCGGGGTCCCTCCTGTCATAGGGGACGGGGTCCATCGCGGTCGGTGTGATGTTATAGGCGCTGGAGGCGGTGGATGCGCAGAGGTATCGGCGTAAGCAATAGCTGGCGATCTGCTCCAGGAGCCCGGCAGTCTGCCACCCAGCGTCCTCGGGAGTCGGCGCGGGGTCACTGCCAGAGGAGGCCAGGACGAAGCCCTTCACCCCGCATAGGATGGTGAGCTCATAGTCCTGGTCCTCCACTGCCAGCGCCGCGGTCCTCCTTGCCTCACCGACCTTGCGTGCGGACAGGAGGACATACTGGGTCGCCTGGACTGGAATGCGGTCCCCCTGGGAGACGTAGACGTTCCTCCCGTTGAGGGTCGCGCCATCCTGGCGGGCATCGGGCAGATAGTCCGTCACGCCCTCCCCTGACACCGCGGCCCTCGCCGTATTGAAGTTGTCACGGATGACAGCCTTCGCGGCCTTGAGGAGCGTATAGTGACCTTGATTGATGACGATGGCCATGACCTCCCCCTTAGTATGTCCGCACGCCGCTAATCATCAGGCGGCTGACGAGGAGGGTGCCGATGGCCCGCTCCACCGCGCGGGGGTCAGGGTCAGGGAGGTCCTGATACTTCGCATAATGGACCTTGGACCGCACCTGGATGGAATTGCCGATGACCACCACCTCATGGAAGGGGTCCGTCGTCGACGTGAGGGACTTGCGCAGGGGTCCACCGTGACGGCCGTATTTGTCCGTGTAAGGCTTCCCCTCATAAAAGGGGATGTCATCCTCCTGACGCTGAAACTCACGGGTCACGGCGCGGTCCACCGTGTTGACGAAGTCCTCATCAAGCTCCGTGGACAATCGGCTGACGGCCCTGGCGAATGCGGTGTGTCCCTTGATGCTCATCAGAACTCGAAGCCTCCCTCGTCGACCCCGAGCAGGTTGCTCCGACCATCAAACTGTCTGCGCGCGCGCTTCGCGGTCAGGGTCGTGGACAATCCCAGGTCCGCGAAGCGGGTCCTCGGGGAGCTCACGCTGGAGGTGTCGGTCACCCTCCCGAGTGCCCTGGCGGGGTCTGTCATCAGGAGTTCGAGCTGCGCGGTCATGTCCTCCAGGAGGGCACGAGTGTCCGCGTCGATGGTCGTGGGATGGTGGCTCGCTCGGAGGATGGGAGGGAGACAGGCCGCGACGACCAGACGCTGCGCATTGAAGTACTCAATGCTTGTCGCGTCGCTGGCGATGTCCGCGCAGGTCCCGCTTCCGAAGGCCCCATCAATGAGACCATTCACGCGCGCGGCCTCTGCGTTGATGAGGGTGGTCGCGCGTGTGGTCGTGAGGAGGATGCCCGTCCCGCTGTCAATGATGATCTGCGGGAGGCTTGCTAATATCCTGTCGGCATCGACGCCGAATGTCTGGACTGCCGCCATCGGCTTCCTCCTCGGTGTATGGAGACCTCCAGGACATGAATGGGGGTATGCCCTGGAGGTCAGGGAGACGTGAGTCGGGTCACGTCAAATCGAATCAGGCCTTAAAGATGCCGACAGCGGCGGGAGGTCCGGCAGTGGTCTCGGCCTGCATGAAGAAGCCGAGGTCACTGGCAGGACCAGCGGCCGCGCCGCGAGGCGAATAGATGGTGTAACCGCAGCGACCCCAGAACTCCTGAACCTGCTTACGCTCATCAAGGAACTGGTCCACGCGGGGGTCCTGGGATGAGGCGTACACGAGGCACCCGTCAGGAGCATCGTTGGTCAGCTCGCTGCGCAAGTCGAAGGACGCGCCGCGGGTGTCAAACAGACCGAAGAACAGGACCGCGCTGGCGTTGGTCTGGTTGAACGTCTCCACGATGGACGCAGTCGCGCCGAGGGCCGCGCTGTTCACAAGGTTGTCGAAGACATAGGTCTTGCAACCGTGGAGGGAGGAGAACCGGCTGATGAAGTCCGCGCGGGGGAGGCCGCTGGCCACTGCCGAACCGCTGCCGCCGCCCGTGTATGAGGGGTGCGACGCGAGGACGCTGGCGACCTTGCCGCTCATGTAGCAGCGGAGCTCCATCCCAGCGAAGTTGCTGTATGGACGCAGGAGGACCAACTGGTTCTCGATGTCGCGGACGGGGTTCTGGTTCGCGTAGTCGGAGGGCTGGTCCAGGCCTTCACCGGCAGTCCCCGAGAATCCGAAGGACTGGAACAGGGAGGCGTTGGTCATCGCGGCCGCGATGTCCGCATCCAGGCTCTGGTACGTCTTCGAGAGCTGGATGGGAACGATGTTGTTCTCCAGGTCAGCGAAGCGGTGCTCCATCGTCTGACCGCGGCGCATCGGGCGGACGATGCTCTGGGTCGAGCGGATGCGGACGGTGAAGGACACCGCGGACTCTGCCAGGGTGTTCGGAGCGGGCGGGTCGATGCCAGGGCTCCAGTCGCGGAGGTTGGTCCCCTCCAGGAGGGCGTTGGACAGCGACGCGAGGTCATAGTCGGTTTTGTTCGACCGACCGGTGAAGCGGTCCAGACAGAGGGCTTTCGGCATCGTGGAGATGGCGAAGTTACCCAGGTTGGACTGCACGAAGGACTTGCTGACGCGGTTAATATCGACGTCAGTCACGGCGTATGGAATGGTCATGTCACTTCTCCTTGTCGTGTGACGTCATCAGGCGACGCGGCCCTTGTAGTTATAAATCACGATGCGGCCGCGCGCTCCGGCGTCGATCTGGCTCACAGCACCGTCCACGGGCTCGGGGCAGTAGTAGCCAGGGATGAAAGCGCCAGGTGTGGCAGCGGCGACGGCCTTACCATCCGCCCCGACCTCGACTTCGGTGTACGGCTGCACGGTCCCGCCGAAATCGACGAGGGCGTAACCGTCGATGCCCACAAGCAGCTCGTCACCATCCGCAGCGGCAGGAGCGAGGGCAACGCCCAGGGCCAGCTCCGTTGCACCGGCTTCGGCGGCCTTGGTCGGATCAACCGCATCAAGCTTGACGAAGCGGTAAGCAGGGATGGCACCGGCAGCGATGGCCAGCACGGAGTTCGTCTTGTCACTCATGATAGTGTCCTCCTCAGACGTTGCGGGCCATCGCGGCGCGCTTGAGTTCCTTGTAAATCTGATAGGCCTTGATCTGGTCACCTTCGCTCATCTCAATGGCCTTCGCTTCAATCTCATCGTCGGTCAGGGCCGCGGCGTCCGCCTCAACGGGCGCGGTGACCTCGGCGAGACGCACCGCCCAGGGGTTGCTCGGTGCGGGTTCCGAAGCCTTCACGACCGGCGCGACCTCGGCGGGGGTCGCCTCCGCCAGGATGGCCCCAACGCGCTCCTGGTCCTTGCGCCACACATCGAAGATGAGGGCGGCGAGGCCAGGGGTCCAGGTCAGGGTCGAAGGTTGGACCTGCTCGAAGATGGCGCGGTCACGCTGGGAGCGCAGCTCCTCCAGCTCCTCCTTCATCGCCACGACAGCGGCGTCCTCCTGGACCTCACTCATGTCGGCGTGGTCACCCTTGAGGTCCGCGGCGTCATCCGCCTCCTCCTCGGGCATCTCCGCCAGGGCCTTTTCCATGAGTTCCTTGAGCTCCGCGAGCTCACCCAGGGCCGTCGCCATCTTTTCGACTTTGGCCTCAAGGATGTCCAGGCGGTCCTCGCCCTTGTCCTTATCGTCCATCATCTCGGGCGACTTCTCGTCATAATGATCGGGCATGTCGCCCTCCTTGTGTTCGGCTCCCAGGACATGCGAATCGCCAGGAGACAGGTTCTTTTGATGAGGCGCGGCCACGAGGGACGCCTCCCGCAGTGC